GCTTACCAGCCCATCAACCAATAGGACATGCGGGCGTCCTCGTTGACGGCGGCGCCGGCCCGCACGAACGTAATGGCGCCGTTGCTGACGTCGCCCACCTTGTAGCCGAGCACCGTCTGCTGCGGCGAGGTCGTGGCCGACAGGTCGGCCATCGCCAGACCGCACAGGGCCCTGGCCAGGCGGGTGGGGACCTCGCAGGTGGCCGAGCCCGACGAGAAGTCGAACCGGCCGCCGTCGAAGCGCATCCCCGGCGTCCCGGCGTTGCGCTGGATCGTGTCATCGTAACCAGCCATACACTACTCCTTTTGTTCTGCGTCTTGCGTTGCGTGTTCTGCGTCGTGCGCGAGGCGCACGACGCACGACGCAGGACGATTACGCGTCGTCCGCCAGGGCGAAGCCGGCGGGGAAGGCCAAGTAGTCGGCGGCGTGCGTCGAGCAGAAGAAGCTCGGCCGGACCGTCGTGCCGTCCGAGTCCATCTGGATGGGCGCCCCGCCGATGACGTTGCCGTCGGTCAGAAAGCCCGTGATGTCGAGCTGGCTGATGTCGTGGTTGGGGCACACGCCGCCGCACCAGAACCAGCCGAACTCGTTGAGGGCCAGGCTCGTGCAGGGCACGGCCATCGGCGCGTGGCCGACGCCGGCCGTGGCGTTCTGGCCGCCCGAGACGTCCTGGGTCAGGCACAGGTTGCCGGCGCCTTTGATCGAGCCGCAGGCCAGGCAGACCATCTTGCCGATCGAGGCGTCCACGGCGTTGGTGTAATCGACCAGCTTGCCGTAGACCATCGTGTAGTAGCCCCGGTTGGCCACGGAGCTGCCGCCTTTGCCGACCGTACCGTCCTGGAACATCTGGATCTTGCGGCCCGCCTGATAGAGGTTCGCCGCCGTGTCGTGCTGGCCCGCCTGGGTCGAATCGAAGCCGTTCGAGACCATGGGGGCAGCGGCGTCCGCCACGCCGGGGAACCCGTCGTACAGGATCAGGTCGCAGGGTGCAATCGAACTCATGCGTGTTCTCCTTTCGAAAAACTCAGCGAACGCCTTCTACGGTCGTCCGTGTTTCTCTGGTGTCACTCGGTTGTTGTTCGGTGCGGTCCGCGCGTCAGACGACGTTCGACAGCCACATCGAGCCGTTGGGCTTCCAGCAGACGAAGTTGCCGCGGTACAGGATGCGGGCCAGCCAGTAGTCGTAGCCGCGCGTCCGGTCCCCCTGCCACTTGAAGTCCGTCATCTTGAAGTTGCGTTTCTTGTGGATCCGCAGCTCCCAGTCCTGCATGTTCAGGATGAACAGCCACTTCTTCATCGTGGCCGACTTCTGCAGGTAGGGCACCGAGACGATCTGATGGCCGTCCAGGTCCAGCTTGCGGATCCCCTGGCGCTGGTGGTCGTGCGGCTTGTAGCCCCCGACCCGGCCCTCCATCTCCGCGGCCAGCTTGTCCCAGAGCGTCGGGCACATCATGATGTAGAGGTCGTCCTCGTTCTCCATGTTGTGCATGACGTTGGTCTCGTTGATCCACTTGCGGAGGTTGAACAGGGTCAGGTTGTACTGCGTGTCCTGGCTGGAGGTGGTGATGCTCTCCAGCAGGCCCGCCGGGTCCGCCCCCTGCCACCAGTCGTTGGTGTCGGTCGAGAACGTGCGGGACAGGCCCCCGTAGGCCGTGTCGTGGTTGAGGGCCGCCACCAGGGACAGGAACTTCTTGCCGCTGTCGGTGACCGGCGTGGTCGAGCCCTCGTTGAAGATCTGCTTGCTCAGGCGGATCTTGACGCCCCGGTGCCCCTTCTTGGTCAGGTGCGTTCCCAGGTCCAGGAGCTGGACGTCGCTGGCGGCGTCGAGGTTCTGGCACTCCTCTTCGAGCCCGTAGCGGAGCGGGAACTGGGCGTTTTTCCAGTAGAAGCGCGGTTTGTCCAGGGTGTCCGTCTTGGAGTCCTCCAGGGGCTCGTTCTCGGTGTAGTCCTGGCCCTGGTCGTCGATCTCCGCCGTGTCCGACAGCCGCTCGATGTACTTGCCGCCGGTGAAGGTGACCTGCCGGCGGCGCTGCAGCTCCTCCAGGAACGGCAGCCTGTAGAAAACCTGGTTCACGAGAGAGCGCACGAACAGCTCTCTCGTGGTAATCGATAGGTCGCTCATAAGACCCCCCATTTCTCGCGCGGCCCGCTCAGGCGGATCGCGCCGTTACGGCGAGAACGCAAACGCCTTGGGGTTGTGGGTCCCCGCCTTCATTTTTTTGGCCATGTCCGCGCGGACCTCATCCAACGTGCCGGGCTTGAACTCGTCCGAGTCCTCGATCTCCGTCACGCTGAGGCCGCGCAGACCCGTGTCGGTTGGAACGTGTTTCTTGGCGGGCGCGGCGCCGGGCTTGTGTTTGCCCGCGGCCTCGGCGTAGGCCTTGCGCATGAGGCGGTAGCCCTGGACCCACGTCTTGGGCGGATCGACCTGATGGTCCTCGACCCAGGAGTCGGCCAGCTTGATCGCCTCGTTGCGGAACTGCGCCCCGAACTCCTCGTCGCAGGCGCCGTACAGCTCCTCTTCCCGCTGCTGGCGGGCCTCGGTCTGGGCGGTCGTCTGCGCGCGGGTCCGCTGCTCGGCGATGAAGGCCGCCATTTTGGCGTTCTCCTCCTCGAGCTTGCGGACCTTGGGCGTCAGGGCCTGGAAGGCTTTGACCAGGTCCGGCACATCGGTCGAGTCCGGGTCCAGGTCGGCCAGTTGCTTGAACTCCGTGGCCGTCAACTGCTCCTGGAGCTGGGTCCGCATCTGGGCCAGCTCGGCCTGCGTCGTTTCGAGCCGCTCGGCGAGCTGCTCGTTCTCCGTCTGCGCCTCATCGAGCGCAGCGCGGGCCCGGCGGGCGTTGGCCCGCTCCTGGTCGGCCTGCTGCTTGTGCCGGGCGGCCTCGTCCGTTTGCTTCTCGGCGGCGGCCGGCGTTTCGCCCGCCTTCTTGCCGTCGTCGGCCGCGGGTGTCTCCGTCGTCGTTTCGGTCTGCTCTTGCCCCGGTTCCAACTCTGTGTCTTTTTCCACCGTCATTTTCGATTTCCCTTCAGCTTGCGTTTGAGCCGCCTCGCGGCTCTCTCCGCCGAACTTGGTTGAACTCGCCCGGGCGGCTGTTTGGCGGTCCCGAGGGACGGCCCTTTAGCGGCCTGGAGGCGAAACGATAAAATTCGCTGCGGGGCGCAAACAAAAAGGGCACGTCGATGTGTCGGCACCGACATGCCCTTTGGTTGTTCGTCTTGGGTATCCCGCCCTCGGATGCCTCCGAGGGCCGGACCCCGCGTATTCGGTTGTCTATCCACCGCGCGTCACGCGGTCCCTGAGGTCAACCCGGTCCACCGGGTCCCCTCATCCCGTCACTTCCCCGACGGGCAGAACATCCTGGCCGCCATTCTCCTTTCGAAGTCCAAACGAGTCTCCCGCTGCTTCTCCTGCACGACCCGGCGCATCAGGCGAAGCATCTGCGGCTCTCTGCGCTCAGGAGCAGTCTCTGCGCTCACTTGATCCTGTCGCTCCATTTCAGCGCCTTCTCGGCGGCCGCGGTCTCCTTGCGGAGCATCTTGCGGGCTGCCGCGAAGAGCTTCGGTTTGTCCTTGATCTCGAAGGCGCGCTTGAGCGTATTGGCCGCCTCGCGGACCTCCCACTCGTCGAAGCCGTCGATCTTCTTCGGCTTCTCTGGTGCGCAACACGTGCTCATTTGATTCTGTCGCTCCAGTGGGGTTTGGTTTTGGCCTTCATTTTCCTGCGGGGCTTCTTCTTTTGCGGCAGGCCGCGCTCCGGCGTCGAGGCGAACTCGTCGAGCTGCTCGTCGCTCATCCGCAGCAGGCCGCGATTCTTCGCGTGGAGCTTCTCCGGATGATGTTTCGCGATCGCCATCGCCTGTCTCTGCGCTTTCGATTTCGCCGGCATGTCACTGACCCCCCGGGCTCGGCGCCCCTGTCGGTTCTGCCCCCTGTTCGTTCGCGTTCGTCGCGGGGGCCGCCTGCTGCACCGCCCCCGCGAGCAGTTGCAGCGCAAGCTGTGTCAGACGTTGCAAGGCCTGCTCGGGAGGTATCTTACCGCCTCGTACCGCCTCGATCAACTGCAAAACTTGCATCCACTGCGTCCAGACGCCGTGGCGGTCGAGGATCTTGCGCCAGTTGGGGATCTCCAGGACCCGCAGCAGCTCGGGCAGCATGGGCGAGGGCGGGCCCAGCAGGAGCTGGTTGGCCTGCAAATGGCGGGCGATCCGCTTTTCCGCGTCGAAGGGCATCGCCGAGCCGATCTCGACCTTCAGGTCGTAGCGGACGTCCTTCATCCGGCCCGTGATCTGGGTGACCCCCGGCACGGCGTTTTCGCCGAGGATGCGAATCATCCGCTCCGGCTCGTAGTGGCGCTGGGCAATCTCGGCGCCCAGCAGGCCGATTCGCTGGATCCAGTTCTTCTCGATGAGCGTCTGGAGGTGGATCCGGTCGCCGGCCGACATGGCCAGGTACGACGACTCCGTCGCCGTCAGGTCGCCGGCGGACTTCTTGCCCTGGGCGATGTCCTGGAGGCCGACCATGTTCTTGTACTCCTGGCTCATGATCTGGTACAGCATGCCGATCACCGGACTGGAGGTCGGCGGATCGAGGATCTTGAACCGGTTGAAGCCACCCCGCACCAGGCGGATGACGGCCCCGGCGGCCGAGCCGATGGGAAAATGCTTCTGGTCCCGGCCCTTGGGCCCGTCCATGGCCCCGCGCTCGACGGCGACCCGCGGATTGCCGAACTGCTTGAGGTGGTTGACCAGGTAGCTGACCGAGACGTTGATCATGTCCTGCGCGGTCTTGTTCAGTTGGACGGCGTCCGAGCCCTGCCACATGAAGGGGATCACGTAGTGCGGGCTCACGACGAACGGCCACAGGCGATAGGGATACTGCTGCTGCTCTTCGTCCTCGTTGAGGATCGTCTTGCCCGTCCGCAGGACGTAGCGGCCCGTGGGAAAGTTGGGCTCTTTCCATTTCAGCGGCGGGCGCGTGGGCCAGTTCTCCGCCGGCAGCGGCTGCTGCGTTGCGGCGTCGAGGAACAAAGGGCCCATCTGCAGGGCCGCCTTCGTCGCCAGCAGCTCCTCGATCGGGATGGGATCGGCCTGCTGGCGCGCGGTCTCCGAGAGATCGTGGCCCCAGCGCTCCGAGAGCTTGACGTAGCGGGTCTTGTCCTTCTCCCGTCCGGGCCGCTCGCTCCGCCGTGCCGGCGCCACCGCCGCCAGGACCCGCTCTAAGAGCCGGTTGCGGGACTCGTCCGGGCCCGGGTCCGAGCTGCCCCGCCCCGTCC